GAAGCTTTAACTACTAACGACACAATAGATTTTATTGTGGCTCTTGGAGATGTCTTTGATGTGGGTTCTGTTAGCGATGGAACAATCACAGCTAGTAAAATATCTAGCAACTTAATGCGTAATGGTATCCGTATCAACACAGGCACACTGTCAACAAACACAACCATTGCTGCGTCAGAGCGAGGCATGATTGCTGGTGCGTTGACGATAGATAACAGTGTCGTACTTACAGTAAATGGGGAGCTTACAATTGTCTAAATTATTCGTAAACAACATTTACTCTAAGACTGGTGCGTCAGAAGCATTGAACATCGACAGCACTGGGCGTGTGACTACACCAGCTAGACCAGCGTTTAATGCATATAAAGGTGGGACTGCGGCTTGGCAATCTTTTGGCGGTACTGGCGCAACTCTAATGCCTTTTGACGCAACATTTTTAAATGTAGGTAATTGTTATGATACAACTAATTATAAATTTGTTGTTCCTATTGATGGTATCTATACCTTTTACTTTCAATTTTATCCTGACTCCACTTCTAATGATGCCTTCATTCGGGTAGATGGCACTAATGTTGTTTTTAGTAGGACAAAAACCGCAGCGGCTACAGTAACTGCTAATTATATCGGTGAATTAAATGTCGGACAAGAAGTTACGGCTGTTGGAAAAGTAAATTCAAGTGATACTCAGGATTGGTATGGTGGGTCTCCTTATAGTTTCTTTCAAGGTTATTTGGTGGGGTAATCGAAAATGGCATCTATATTAAACGTAGACCAGATCGGTCACTCGACAACAGGCACCACGGCACTGACGGTAGATAGCAGTGGGAATTTGTCGGTAAGTGGCAAGTTATCAACACCAACAAGGCCAATCTTTTCAGTGCGAGGTAGGACGAATAGCACATCGTTAACTGCGGCAGATGCTAACTTTGATTATATAAGCACTTGGACAACTACAGATGTTAATGTTGGAGGTTTGCTCAATGCAGGTGGATATGCACAAGTACCTACTGGATTTGGTGGCATCTATCAAATTACTTGGGTTACTAACTCACAAACAGCAGGTTCTTTAAATTTCAAATCTGCATTTATGTATCATTATGATGGTTCAACCTACACTCATTTAATGCGCCATTTTGCAGCAGACGATTACTCAAATTACAGCGTAGGCACCACCTTTTTCTATCAGCTAGACGCTGGTGACATAATCTATGCTGGTTACGATGATCAATACGCGGTGCCTCACGCAGACGATGCTCGTAGTAACTTTTCAATGATGTTCGTGGGGTAATTAGACATGACAAGCATACTTAAAGTCTCATCAATTCAAGACCCCACCAACTCCAACACAGCGTTGACTATTGGAACCAACGGTTTGATACAACCAAAGCAAGTGGCGTTTCAAGTTACAGGAAGTGATTTAGACCAAAGCATATCCGCAGCCACTAACACCAAATTAGAATGGGATACAACGCCTCAACTAGACACCGCTGGTTATTGGGATGCAACAAATCACAGGTATACACCACAGGTTGCTGGTTGGTATTTATTTGGCGGTGTAGTTAGATTGCAAACTCCGACAATCAATGGCTTTTTAATAACAAAACTTAGCAAAAATGGAGGAACAGCCGCCCCCAATGCTATTCTCAATCAGATTCAGTTTGATGCTGATAGAATAAACAACGGTAATTATCCACTCCCCAGTGGAATATTCCAACTAAATGGGTCGAGTGATTATGTTGAGGTTCAAATCAGAGGAGACGAAGCAATGGTTGCTTCAGATAATACTAACGACATCTCTATTTTCTTTGGCTTCTTAGTACACGCAACTTGATGGGGACTGAGACATGGGATTAATACGATTACAATCAAGCAGTCTTCCTGCTGGGTCTGTGTTGCAGGTTGTTAACGTGAGTAACGACACTGCCTTTTCAACCTCTAATAATGGTGAAGATGTTTTTTCTGCAAGCATTACACCGTCTAGCACTTCTAATAAGTTGTTTATTTCGTGTTCGGTGCTTTGGCACTCTAGCACTAATGGCGGATATCTTGCGCTAACAGACGGAAGTAACAACGTGATTGAACAACCATCTGCAAACGGTTCACGTTCAAGATTTCATTGGGGAAGTCAATACGGCAGTAATGACTTTATGGTATACAACTCTTCGCGTGAAACTGTGCAACTGCTTCATTCACCCAGCACAATCAGTTCGTTTACTGTAAAACTGAGGGCGTACAACGCTGGCGCAACAACTGTTTATGTAAATAGAAATCAAAACAACGGTAACAGAGTGTATGACCCTGCTGGTATCTCGTATCTGACGCTGATGGAGATTGCCGGATGAAACCAACACTTTTATCAATTCATGTAGAATTAGAAAAACACATTGTTGTTGCAGAAGAACGATGGACTGAAACCATTGCACGCATCAAACGTATCGAAAACATTATGATAGGGAGCGCAGGAACCACAGTTGTCTTGTTATTGACAATGCTTATTAGAGGCTAATTTGGTTGTTGCGGAAGTTCTTACTGGTATTGCCCTAGTACAGCAATCAGTAAAATTCATCAAAGAGAATATTAGCACTGCTCAAGATATAGGGCAGATTGCAGGGCAGATCGATGACCTTTTTCGTGGGGAAAAAGAAGCCCAGAAAGCCAGAAGTAAAAAATCTGGGAAAAGCAGTTTTTCTGATCAGTTTGGCGTTGAGACAGTTGCTCAAGAAATTATCGATGCAAAACTTGCTTCTGAAAAGCTTTATGAAGTTTCTCAATTGGTAGATTTAAGATTTGGTCATGGAACATGGGCTGGGATTGTTGCTGAAAGAGCGAAACGTATCCAGCAGGCTAAAGAAGCGGCAGCAGCCGAGCGTAAAGCCCAAGCAAAAAAACAAAAAGAAATAGAAGAAACAATCAAAACTACTTTGCTCATAGCGGGTATCATTCTTGTTACAATAGCTTTGTTTGCGTTCCTTTTTGTCAGCATATCCCAAAGTAATGCCGAGGAGATTGTGCTGTGACAGACTGGTGGAAGCGATACATACAATTTAATCTTACAGCTAAGCTTACAATGCTTGCGTCTGTTGCCATGTCCTGGCGTTGCGCTGAATGGTTTATGAATCTTGAAGCCCCCACTACACAACAATCTGCTTTTGTATCAGTTATCATGGGTGTGATGACAGGTGTCTATGGAATCTATCTTGGTAAAGAAGCAAGGACACCAAAGGAATGATGTACCAAGCGATAGTCATTGCATGTCTTATCGGGACTTCAGCTGTACAACGTGACCAGTGTACCTATCTCGAAGCTCAGATGTGGCATGACAGTGAACATGCGTGTCAAAGGCATGCTTTGGTTTTGTCTGAGAGAGTTCATCGATATATGAAAGGGTACAAACCTGTAGCTTGGAGCTGCAAGCCGTTACCAAGAGGAGTTTTGTCACGATGATACAATTACTTGGAGTTGTTGGCTCTCTAGCTCAAACCTTTCTTGAAGGTAAGGTTGAAAAAGAGAAAGCCAAAAGTGAGATAATGAAGACGGCTGCTCAACATGATAGCAAGTGGGAACTTATCATGGCTGAGTCCACAAAAGGATCGTGGAAAGACGAAATAATAACGGTGGTTGTGTTGGCGCCCTGTGTACTGGCTTGGATCGATCCCGACCTTGCAAGGCGTGGGTTCGATGTCATAGCCACCTTGCCGGATTGGTATCAGAATATTTTGTACGTCACCATATTGGCCGGGTTAGGGCTGAAAGGTTTGGATAAGTTTAGGAGAAAGTAATGAACCTACAGAAACTGCAAGAAGAACTAACAGCAGATGAGGGGTGTAAGTTTGTCACTTATAAATGTACTGAAGATAAGCTTACTTTTGGGATTGGTCACTTGGTGCTTGAGTCTGACCCAGAATATAACTTACCAGTCGGAACAGTTGTCTCGCCAGATAGAGTCACAGAATGCTTTGATAAAGACATTCAGTCAGTCCTCACAGATTGCGAGAGATTGTATCCAGACTTCTATAGTTTGCCAGAAGAAGCCCAACTAATTATTGCTAATATGATGTTTAATCTTGGCTTGCCTTCCCTGTCTAAATTCAAAAACATGAAGAAGCATGTTGATGAAGAAGAGTGGGAATTGGCTGCTAATGAGATGGAAAGCTCTCGTTGGTTTAGGCAAGTGCCAAACAGGGCCGAGCGTTTAGTAGATAGGATGCGGATGCTCGCTGTGCCTTTCTAGTTTCACGTTCTTCATATCCAAATAGATTCTCGCCATTGCCAGACGGTGATATAAGAGCCAGCTGGGTTCTTGTATGAACATTTGTAGGTAGTTTGTAGATAGTACCGTGATTGTCAAAGTCATTAGCTAGGGGGTCATCTTCAAACATGCCCTACTCCGTAAAATAATGTGGCCTGTAATCTTCCATGCCAGGGTTGAAACGAACTAGAACTGTAACATCATGCCTGTCGCCAACCCATTTCACATCACCTGTTAATTCTTCGATAGTAGTTTTTGGGGTTGTGCTGTCTCCTTCTTCGTCAAGCCCAAGAAGCAAGCCAATACCAGCCAGAGGCGTTGGAAAGTTTTTGTGAATCCAGAAATGCTGATTCTCGACAAACAAACCTTCATCATCGATGTAAACTCCATCACCATTTTCATAGAGCGTTGCAACGTCAAAAGTCCTTGCATCAATGTAATCATAAATCTGATTATAGTTTCCATCATACTTTACCTCTGTAATTTTTTTGTTAATTGGGTCAATGCGAAACGCTTTCATGTGAATGGCTCCTGTTTTTTAAGGGCGATAGGGTTTGTTAATTGCGCTCCCGCAATAACTCAGCCCCCAGCCCTCTCCCTGCTGGGGGTTTTTTTGTGTCTATTTTGTGACTCTGTTTTGTTTACCTATTGTCGAATCGGTAAAGATATGCTTAGATATCTAGGCACTGACCGGACTCGGCAGTAGTGGGGATAAGGGCCGGAGATCCTTGGTGATAAGGGTTTTCCGGCTTTTATTTATCTGGAAAGTTTGGAGCGGGTGAAGGGATTCGAACCCTCGACCCCAACCTTGGCAAGGTTATTGGCTCCTCACTTAACTCTCTGTTTTTATTATACGGATATCTAGTCATTGCCTTTTTGTGTCTATTTTGTGTACTCCCCACTACTGTTGTGGGGTTAGTCGAGTCTGTTTATGGCATCTGCTAATCCGTCTGGATTAAGCCTAACGTATCTTTCGACAGAGCTGCTGCTGCGCCAACCACCTAAAGCCATTAGCTCATAGGTATTAGCCCCTTTGAGTGCCATATTGCTGGCCCAATGTGATCTCCAGTTATGGACTTTGAAATTTCTGATCCTTGCTTTTTCAAGAGCAGTTCTGTGAGCAGTTTTAATTGGAGAGCCGTTTGGTTTGTCGATATAGCCGTAAGGTTCTCCCATTTGAGTGACGAATACATGACCTTTCCGTTCTCTATTAATATTCCTGAGAACTTCAAAGACTCTGACGTGCATAGGGACACTTCTAAAATCACCGTTTTTAGTGTGCCAGATGTTGATTCTCCGTTTATCCATATCGATGTCGGCCCATTGAAGACGTAGGGCTTCTCCAACTCGGCAGCCTTGGAAACAGAGTGTATGAATAAGGGGTCGTAGAAGGGGGTTGTAAGCATTTAGTAGTAATTCCTGTTCATCAAAGCTTAGATACCTTGGCTTTGTTGTTAATATTTTACGGCTAGGAATTTTGTTTACATGCTGGTGGGGTGTGTTGGACTTGGCGTGATTTAAAATAGCAGTCAGGTTTGACCTGTATCTGTTAAGCGTTTCTGCTTTTCTGTTAGGAAGCTGTTCGATACAGAACTCAGAGAATAAAGATCCAGTTAGCCTGGACAGAGTCACATCAGAAAAGAAACTGTTTAAATAGTCGATACGATCAGCATCATTCTTATGAATAGAATGTTTGTCGTTCAGATAAGCCACGGCAGCTGCGTTGAATGTAATATCAACACGTTCTTTTGTTTGTAGCTGTAACAGCCGTTGCTCTAGGTATGATTCAGCGTCTTTTTTATTAGTAGTTCTTGTAGATTCTCTGATTTTGATTGAGTCGAACGTACCTGTGATGTGCCAGTATTTGTCACGCTTTTTAAGTTTGAGCATCTGCGAATCCTCCCTAAGTAATCTATCATGCAGCCCTCGCTGACAAGAATGGATTGCCCAAAAGGATAAAACTCAATGCCATATTTTTGAAACTGTCTTTTTATTTTACGCCTTGAGTCTGCTGTTTGTGTCTGTCCAAGAAAGTCCAGAGCATCGATCAGCTTTGGCAACGTCCCTTTTGCCATAGTAGCACTCCACACAATGTAGTGTTCCGTCACCGTAGACAACAAAGTAAGGTGTGCATTTGTTACACGCCTCACAATGTTGTGACTTACCTATGGTGTCGGTCTTATGCCGCTTTCTTGTCATTAGATGCAATACGTGAACGTGCATTAGTAAATGACTTCTTGATTTCGGCTTGCTCAGACTTGTTCAGACGCCTCATCAGATCCTGATTGGATTTATAAATAGCGTCACAATCTTCATTGGTTTTTGCTTCTCCGAGCTGATTAAGAACATTGTTAAGTTCTTCATCATGCTCACCCATGACAGGAAGGTCTTCACCTGCATAGATAGACAAACCAAGGCCGTGGAAGGCTAGTGTTTTGACAAGGCAACGTTGTAGTGCTGTGTTCACCTCAAAGGCGTTAGGATGCTGTATTGCCTGATTGCGGTTGTCTGTGACAGGGAATGTCTCTGTCAGTGTTACGCCCTCAATGGTCACTGATGTTTGCACAAAAGTATAACCTTTGGTGTCACGCATGAATGGCAGAGGATTGTCCTGATTGTCATTGAATACATGTTTCTCGAACGTTGCGTCTGGGTAGTTTTGTTTGACCAAAGCCCATGCCCAAGCCCATGACACATAGCTGAACTTACCCTTCTTCTCGATGTGGTTAGAACAGTCAACGTCAGCTAGAGTTTTGAATACTGATTTAGCCTGCTGCATTTTTTAGAACCTCCATGTCCTTGTCGTAATACATTTCTTTTTGATAGAACTTGACCATCATCTCTACGACCTGTCGTTGTGAGAGGGTTGTGCCAAGCTTTGTTTCAAGCCGTGACTTGATGTCATCGATCTGATCGGATGTTTCGATTGGTATATTGATGACTTTATTGCTCATCTTTGGCTTCCTTTGGTGAAATGTGTTTGAGAGTAAGTGTGTTGGACTTTGATCTCGTCACACGAATGACATGGCCCTCCCAGTTACCAGTAAGGTCGTAGTCCATTTGCTTGCATTTCTCCGGCAATAAATCTTTGAATACCGTCTTTGCTTGATCGGATTCTTCTTTGGCTTTTTTAGCTTCTATTATTTGTTGTGCGCCAAGGTTCAGATTAGCGTGTGTCTGCTCGTCTAAATCCATATGCTTGACGTTAGTGGTGTACATGTCAGACCAGATGGGTGGGAGCATGAACTCCATATCCTCTGGCTTTATGTCCTCGGTGAGCCAGTCGTAAAACTTAGCGGCTTGCTTTTTGTATTCTGTTAGCCACTCGTCATCACGTTTGATCTGACGCCATTCAAGTCTGGCTCTGACACCAAAGAATACTGGAAGCCAACAGAACTGTGTGTTGGTTACAAGCATGTGGTGCTGGCATTGAGGAGCGTACATATCAGCAAGCTCGTCTATGTTCATAAAACCCCAGTGAGTCTTTGCCTCTACGACATGACCAGTTGATGTCATTGCGTCTGTAGTTGAGTGATAGAAGCCTTTGTCAAACTCAGCACCCCAGCTTTGTATCTTGATTTTTGCCGCTTCTGAAAACTTGTCGATGACAAAGCTCTCCATAAAGCTGCCAGCATCAATGCGTAGCCTTGCAGCCTTATCGAACTGTATTGGCTCACCGCCACGTTTCTGATCGATAAGTGCTTGCCATCCATACACATCAGATTCATAGATGGTTTTTGCATCAGACGAGCCGATGTATGTTTTGCGGGCTTCAAGCTGCGTTGCTGTCAACGACATATGGTTCCTCCAAGAAAGCGATTGAGTCATCAATTGGATCTGGTTCAGTGATCTTGTTCTCTAGTGTCCAGCTGGTGGCTGATACATCGATGAACTTTGATCGTTTAAACTTTGAGTTTTTACCGAATGTCTGCACGGCATTAGCGAACTCATCTGCTTTTCCAGCTTGCAGCATTGGTGCAATTTCTTTGGCAAGCCAATTGTAGTGTTGTTTAGTTAATCTCGACATTGCTTTCTCCCTTTGACTAGATATCTAGGCATTAATGGTAAATTTTTTATCTTTGGCTTATCAAACTAACTACCTTACCAAGAACGTCTACAAGACCAATATCCAACGTTTGATACCGCTTTGTTGATCTCGCAATGAGAATATGTTCTTGCAGTTCATACACAGCAATTGATGTTGTGGTTTTAATAAGCAGCTCATCACCTGATTTATAATCAGCATCAGGGTCGACATGAACCATATCGCCTTTTCTATATCCTGCTAAATCCATTGTATCCCACTGCACAGGAATGGCAAAAGCATTGGGGCCAAACTCCCCAAACGCCGTAGTTGTTTTGTTTGTACTCACGAGAGTCCCCTTTTTAGTACCCATAATCTGCAACATAACAGGCTTAATTTTTAGGCTACTATCAATGGAATAAAGCTCGGGAAAAGTACCAGATACCTTTGATAGTTTAGTAATAATAGTTGCTGACAACACCCAAGGCTTTTCCTTGATAAACCTTTGCAAAGTAGATGGGGCAACATTAGCTTTTAAGGCCCACTCACGAGCAGACCAATTGTTTTGTTTAAGCGTGTTTATTACCCACTCATGGACAATTTCCAAGGTGGAATTACTAGATGGCATTTTACTCTCCCTAAAAAGCCAAAATTAATTAACCATTTGTAGACATACACTAAAGAAGGAGGTGCCGTAGGGCAGTCGCACCATTTTGTAGCAGAATGTGGGTTTGAACCCATAATTCTTGCTTGTGTATATGAATAATTTGAGACCATTTCAAGCTCCATTTCATGTAATATTATAATGATACTACGCCGATATAAATAAATAAATGGTAAATAATATATTTGACAGTAACTAGAAATCTAGGCATTGTCAAACCATGAAAAACGATATTTCATTTCGTGATAGCCTGATCGAACAGTTCAGAAAGCGTCGATATGAATTAGGCGTATCTCAACCTGTTATTGATGAGCGCATTGGTGTTGCCCCAGGGCTTGTAGCTAAGTGGGAAACTGGGAACAGGAAGCCAACAGCGTTTAATTTGCATTGTTGGGCTGAAGCCTTGGGATGCAAAATCAAATTGGAGGTTGAACATGAAGATATGCGGTATTGATCCGGGACTAAACGGCGGCATTGCATTTATATCTGGTGATTTTATCACAGCAGATAGAGCGCCTATCCTGAATGTAACAAAAGGTAAAACAACCAAACGTTTTTTAGATGCTTGGGCAATCATGCGTATGCTGGATGACCAAGATCCAGATCATGTTTATATAGAGAAACAACAAGCAATGCCAAAACAAGGCCTGTCTAGTACATTTGCAACAGGCTTTGGTTATGGTTTGTATATTGGACTGCTTGTTGCTGCTCGTGTTTCATATACAGAAATAAGCCCTGTCAAATGGAAAAGAGATTTATCTGTACCATCTGACAAGGATGCTGCACGAAAACGTGCAAGTGAGATACTCCCTGCTGCCAGTGAGCTGTGGCAACTCAAAAGAGATGATGGGTTAGCCGAAGCTGCACTGATAGCGTATTGGGGAGCGACTAGATCAGGCCAAACAATTAACTAAGCCGCCCAATCTGCAAACGGATTGAAGTCAGGCTTCTCGTCAAGATGTTTGACAATTGCGTCAATCAAGTCACGTTTCTTTGGGTTGACCTTGCCGACAGCTTTGATGCCAAGTGACTCATACAAAGCCTCTACCTGATCG